AGCTAACCGACAATATCAGCGGAGCGAATGCTGGAATTGCCTATTTTGTTTCGCAGGTAGATCCAGCGACATCAGAAGGCCGCATTCAGGAGGCTATCGGGCGCATCTATTTCATGGATCGCAAGGGGGCTACTGCGAGTGTCGTGCAGGCTCTTTGCACCGGACAGCCTTGTGTCACGTTAGCGGCTGGAGCGCTTGCGCAAGATGACAGTCAGAACCTCTGGCAGTCTACTGGTGACGTGCAGTTCTCTGGCGGCGGACTCGCAACTGTTCAATTCGCCTGCCTGACTCTAGGACCTATCCTGCTTGGCATTGGCGAGCTGACCAAGATCGCGCAGACGGCCCCAGGCTGGGACGCGATTACAAACCTTGGCGCCGCAACAGTCGGCAGCTCTACAGAGACACGAGCCAGCTTCGAGCTGCGTAGGCAGGCCAGCGTTGCGATCAACTCAAAAGGTACTCCGGCGGCGATCAGGGCCGCTGTGTTTAGCGTTGACGGCGTGATCGATGTATTCGTCTACGACAACTTCACGAATGTCGTGCTGAACTATGGCGCCACGAGCTATCCAATAGCTCCGCATAGCGTATATGTCGCCGCTGTTGGTGGCGAGGATCAGGATGTGGCTGAAGCCATCTGGAGCCGTAAAGACACCGGTTGTGACATGAATGGCAATACGACCGTAGTCGTCCAAGACACTGATGGTTATAGCTATCCATACCCGCAGTACAACATCAAGTTTGAGCGCCCTCCCTCGCTGCCAATCCTGTTCTCCGTCCAGCTTGCTAACAACACGTCGCTGCCAGCCGACATAGTCGCGCAAACCAAGGCGGCAATCATCGCCACATTCAATGGCGTCGATGGCGCTCAACGGGCGCGCATTGGCGGACAGATATTCGCGTCGAATTACTATGCTGGCGTAGCCAGTCTTGGCAGCTCGGTATCCATCATCCAAATAAAGATAGGCACCGTAACGGCCACGCTTGACTCGGTCAACGTCGGCATCGATCAGTCACCAACGATCCAGGCATCAAACATCACGGTAACACTGGTATGAAGCAATACGCCGCCTCTCCAGTCATTCAGCAACTGATAGCTGACAGGAAATCCTATTTCCCAAATGACTGGCAGGATCAGTTTTACGACAATATTTGGAATGTGGATACCGCTCAAGGCATCGGCCTGGATATCTGGGGGCGGATAGTTGTTATTGGGCGCAACATCCAGATTCCGGTCGTGGATTATTTCGGATTCACCACGACGCCAACGCAGTCATGGGATCCATTTGGCCAGCAGAGTTTTTACACTGGGCCGACATCAACATCTACTTTCGTGCTGGCCGACAATGCATACCGGGTGCTTATTCTCGCTAAGGCGCTGGCCAATATCGCCAAGACGGACGCGCACAGCTTAAACAAGATTCTTAGGCAGTTGTTTCCGGGGCGCGGCAGAGCTTGGGTTAATGACCTTGGCAGCATGGCGATGCGTTACAATTTCGAATTCGTCCTAGAACCATGGGAAATGGCGGTGCTAGTGAGCGGTAGCGCCCTGCCGCGCCCAGCAGGCGTTGGTGTTACAATCGCGCAAATACCAACAGAAACATTCGGATTCTTTGAGGCTGGCGCAGATTCTGAGCCATTCAATCAAGGCACACTCTTAAGCAATGGAGCCGTAGCAAATGCCAATTAGCCCTCCAGTACAGATAACGGTTCCGTTCGCCACGTCCGGACTGAAGAACACCATTCCGGCGAACACCAATAACATCACCGGCAACGCTGGTTATGATGCCGGGTTTGGCGCGATCAACATGACGCCGAAGACGGCTGGGGGCATCCCTCCCTTTGGGCAGGATTTCAACGGTATTTTCTTTGACGTAACTACTGCGATTCGGTTTCTAGAGGCCGGAGGCTCGTTCCCTTACAGCTCGGCATTTTCTACGGCTGTAGGCGGATACCCGCTTGGCGCCATCGTATCTCGCACTGACGGAACCGGTCTTTGGCGCAATACGATAGCCAACAACACAACCGACCCGGAAACATTTGGTGCTGGCTGGCAACCAGAGGATGCTGGCAGCGCGGCCATTACGATGACGAATGCTAACGTCACTCTAACTGCGCTTCAGGCGGCTAGGTCGATCATAATTATTACCGGCGCACTGACAGCTAACCTTAATTTGATTTTACCGGGATATGCCAAGCAATGGCTTATTATCAATAATTGCACTGGCGCATTTGTGGTCACCGTAAAAACCGCCAGCGGCTCTGGAGTTTCAACCGCTCCCGGCTCCACCCAGCTAGTCTACGGGGACCTGACCAATATAAACTCCTCTGGATCTGGCCGCCTGCTTAATATTCAAACATTCAATACTCCCGGATCATTCACCTATACACCGACAGCCGGCGCAACAAGTGCAGTGGTGGAAGTTCAGGCTGGCGGCGGCGGCGGTGGTGGGGCTGCGGCCACTGCGGCCGGGGCATTCTCCCTAGGGTCTGGCGGCGGCGCAGGAGGATATTCAAAAACAAGGATCGCATATGGGCTCACATCAACATCGGTTACAGTGGGCGCGGGCGGTACTGGCGGCAACTCGGCTGCTGGTCCGGGTGGTAACGGTGGATCTTCATCATTTGGCGCTTTCGCCTCGGCTACTGGTGGAGGCGCAGCTACCGCCACAGGAGCCTCAACGGGCGTTCCAGTCCAGCTGAATGGGGCGGCCGGAGGCCTAGGATCGCTAGGGAATCTAATAAATTCGTCTGGGCAGGGCGGAGGTGGCTACCTAGCGACCGCAGTAACCAACACGTTATCGGGTTTCGGTGGAGCCAGTAACTTTTCTGGAGGGGGCGCTGCGAGAATCGCGAACAACAGCGGGATTGCAGGCTTGTATGGTAGCGGCGGATCTGGAGCGAATTCCCAAGCAAACCCTGGCGGTGGGTTTAATGGCGGGGCTGGCGGGGCTGGTATCATTATTGTATGGGAGTATTCGTAATGAGCATTTATGCACGCATACAGGACGGAGTTGTGTTTGAGCTTTTTGTTACAGATCTAGATATGGCCACTCTATTTCCTCCCAATCTTATTTGGGTCAATGTAGATAATCTTGATGGTGTAGCTGAGGGCTGGGTGGCAAATGAGGTTGACGGAGAGTGGGTAATATCTCCATATGTGGCTCCGCCAGCAGACCCGGTGTATCTGTCGATTATGGCAAAACAGGAGCGAGAAAGTCTTTTGCGAAGCATCTATGATCCAGGTATTTTGATGGCACAGCGCGCATTGAGAATGGCCGCAACAACACAAGAAAAAGCTTATGCCGAGGGCAAAATATCTGAATTAGATGCCTATGCTGAAGCTCTTTTGGCGATTCCTGACCAAGAAGACTTCCCCCAAACAATCATCTGGCCAGCCGCCCCGACAAAGTGAGAGACTGATGAAAACCATTCAGACGAAAAAGTATGAAATCATCATCAAGCCAAAGTCGGACGGTAAGCCTGCTGTTGTTGGTCGTGATGGTCCAATGGGGCTTAAGACACCTTCTTCCCCTCCTGCCGGCTCAGGAAGCTGATCTAGCCTGGAATGTTGCCGATGTGCTGCGAGCTGTCGGAATGTCGGCAACACTAGGATTGTGCGTCACGCTAACCCCGTGGCGCATGTTCCGCCTCAAATGTCTATTCGCAGCCTTCTGCGGCTACTACGTATCGGACGCCATCGTCTGCGTGACTTGGTATGCTTGGCAATTTCCATCGCCTATCGTCATGCTTGCCATTCAAGGTGCTAGCTTCGTTATCGCCGCGACCTATTACTGGTGGCGCTCCTACGAGACCCCTTCCGATCCATTGACGCCAGGGTATCTCTACTGCGTCCGTCACATCCCATCAAACACTCAAGACTTCCTAATCTCCCTGTCGGGCATCTATGGCCCTGATGGAGGATATTCATTATATGCAAACGGCTATCTCTATAAATTCGCATCCGGACAGCTGGTCTGCAGAAAGGTTTCAAGCCTGCCAGCAATTAGCTATCATGTGACGCGCGGGGATAAATTGGATCCCGGCATAATCGCTCAACTGGATGGCCTGATCGGCATGCGGTGGTCGCTCAATAAAAACTGCCTGACTGTGTTGGGTCGTATCTGGAGAATCAACAGTGGGCGAGCCTATTAAGGAAAGCATCGACTTTATCAGGTCGGAATTTCTCGCCGTCGCATTCATCGGGTCAATCATCGCGTTGTCGTTCTGGCCGCCATCCAGCCGGACAAAAGCCGTCATCAAAGTTGCTGTCGCCGTCTGCATCTCTTGCTTCACCAGTCCAGCCGTCATGTACGCCATCTACCTCTTTTATCCAGCCCTGCCAATCGAGGCGAGTTTTGCCATCGGTCTGGCGCTGTTCTTTTGGATAGCACTCTTGTCGACTCATCTGGTCAAATCCTCTGTCGAGGTGCTGAAGCGAGCGCCAAAAGCCAAGCTACCGTGGAGCGAACAATGAGCCTTCCGATAATCCCAGTGGTACTGTGTGCCGCCTATCTTGTAATGGTCAGCCTATGCGTTTGCGAGCGGATGACGCCGCAGACAAATCATCTGGTAAGAATTCTGGTTGCTTGCATTGGAGGTGCCGGATTTTGGGCTCTGTGCAAGGCCGTAGTTTTTGGCTGGGGCAGCACGCCTGAGGAGCTGGCGCAAGGCCTTGGAATTGTTGGGCTAGCCATTGTTTTAGGCGTTGCGCCGCGCTTTAATACTGGATGCGCTGATAACCGGGCGCGATCCAAGGTTAGCCAAGGCAGGTGACACATGTTCGCAATATTCCCGCTGGACCTGAATGCAACGCCACAAGTGCTGCCGCTGGTTGGCGGGATGCCTGGATCTTTAAACGTCTACCTGAAGTTCTCTACGGCGCCGTCTGCTGGCACTGTATCGATTGAATACATCCGTCCTGGGTCTAGCGTATGGTCTTTCGTACAGGGTGGGCAGAGCGCCTCTATTATTCCAGGCTCGCTGACGGTCAAGGCTGACGGCGGCGTCTCGGCGCCGAGAGTCACATTCGAGGGGTTGGTTGGCGGGTCTCTTCCAACTATTGGTGTGTCCTCCGATGTGACTGCAACGCCTCCAAGTGATCTGCTTTCTGATGGCGGATTCGGATCCAGTCGCAGAGTTAGGGTTGACCCAGGACAAACAGGATTTTTCGCTGGCAAGTTCTTTAGATCGTATCTTGAATCAGTGATCCCGGTCGCCGGTCAGCCAGTCTCAATGAGGTTTACCAGTCCTATCGATTTTATTCTGTGGTCGCAGAGTTTGACGCTGACTCAGGGTGCGCTACGAATGGAAGTCTTTACGGGTGCAGTGACACCCTCTGGAACATGGACCGCAGCGCCAGCAGGTGTCATTGGCGTCAACCGCATGGCTCAGCGACCAGCGCCGAATTATGCAGCCCAGGTAACGATTGAAACTGGCGGCTCTTTTACTGGTGGTACTCCGGTCGATATGATGTTCGTCAGGTGCGCAACCAATCAGGGTAACTCGTCCAGCCAGAATGCTGGCGGCGAAACTAATGAGCGCGGCCTTCCTGCTGGCACGTATTACTTGCGTTTCAGCACGCTGACTGGCGGTGTAACTCCAGTTGATGCCGCTCAAATGATCTACACCCTGGAATGGGAAGAAAGACCAATCATCACTTGAGGATTCATCATGGAATTAGTTCCGCATTGGCGCGCCTGGTATAAGCGCTGGTCTACATGGTTGCTGGCATCTGCTGGCCTGCTGAGCGGCCTTGTGTCGTTCATGCCGACCGTGCAGGAGTATGTTGATCCGCAGACCTACAAAATGATTATGCTCGGCCTGTCGGTAGCGACGTTCCTGGCTTTGCAGGTTAAACAGAAGTCGGTTTCGGGGCCTTCAGCATGAATCAGACTCGCGGCGTCCGTAACAACAATCCGGGCAATATCGATTATCACGCAGGCAATGCATGGCAAGGACAGCTCGGCATTGAGGTTGGCGTGCCAAAGCCTCGTTTCGCTCGCTTCGATTCGCCAGAGAATGGAATCCGGGCGCTAGGAAAGCTGCTGCTGACCTATCAGGACAAATACAAGCTGCGTACCGTGACGGCCATTATCAATCGTTGGGCGCCATCCAATGAGAATGATACGGCGGCCTATGTTAAGGCCGTTGAGAGATCAACCAAGACGCCGCCTGGCGATACAATCGACTTACGCTCTTATGGCGTGATGGCTGGATTCGTCAAGGCCGTGATCCATCACGAGAATGGCGGTGACCCATATGCTGACAGCATCATCGCTGAAGGCGTAAAAAGGGCCTTATCATGAGCATCACCGCAATCATCATGACAATCATCGGCATCGCTGGCGCCATCCTCGGCGGACTGATCGGCCATAAGGCTGGCAAGTCCTCAGGCGTCACCGAGGGCATCCAAAAGCAAGTTGACACTCAGATAGCCGAACAGGCAAAGGCTGTTGTCGATGCCGTACAGGAGCGCGCACATGTTGATCAAGTGGTTGCTAGTGACAATGACTCTGCTCTTAATGAGCGGCTGTCAAAGTACGATCGTGCCGAGTGATACTGGCTGCTCGTGGGTTAAGCCGATCACGACGACAGCAGCGGAAAGAAAGGTTTTGACCAGAGGGACCAAGCTGGAGATTGCCGCGCATAATGAGATGTACGACAAGAAATGCGGGGTTTTGAAGTGAGTAAAGGCGCCTGAGTGGCGCCTTGTTTATTGAGGTCTTTTCAGCATTTTACCTAATCTGTACTTACTCGTCGGATTAGGCGAAGGATACCAAGTTTTTGAGTCGCACCATGCTTTGGCGAAATACCAGGCACCGCTATCTTTCTTGTACCAGCACTCGCTGTAACTTTTTGAGTCTGGCGCCCAGTGAGTGGCATCGCTGGGCGCCTTATGCCAGCCAGGGAAATTGGTGGACATATCAATAAAACCCATTCCGCGCCTTCATGCACTTTAGAAGCCAGTGCACGTCAAAGTTCTGAATCGCCTTCTCTTTGGCTGACTGGCTTGACTCCAGCGGATGCGTGTAAGCGTCCTTGATGATGATGTGCAGGATCTGCGCATCCTGACCGAAGGTTGTCTGGTCGACGATTCGATGTTGAGTCTGAGCGTCCAGACCTGTTTGGCGAACGTACATCACTGCTCGGGCGCCGCCGGATAGTTCCATGCAGTAGTCTTCGGCTTGGACGGCGAGCGGTGTCAGCAGCGCCAAAATCATCATTAACTTTTTCATTTTCTCATCGCCCTCAAAATAGCCGAAGTTGCTTTCCTGGCCGCGTACTTCTCAACGGTGTCATCGCTGAGTTCGCACAGGTTGATCGGTGTCTTGCCGCCTACCCAGTGCATTGGCTTCCAAGGTAGATCGCGGTGGGTTTTGTTTTTCATTTTGGTGGCTCAGGAAATGGCATCCAGTGGGTTATTTGAGATTTGGCGATTGCGCCATAGCTGTCAAACTCTGACCATGCAATAGGAATACCGCCAGCCCTGAAATCAGTAGCGTGAACGTGTTTGCCGTCAGTAACCAGCACTTCCATCGTTTCGAACGACTGGCCATCTTTTGCGATTATTGGCAGTCGATCGTTGCAATTGATCCACTCAATCACGATTGCACCTCCGTCACAACAACAACCCATTCGCCACCCTTCTGGCCGCCGAGCTTGATCGAATAATCGTTACCGCTGAATGCCATCTTTTCGGCCATGGCGAAGGCTGACTTCGGATCGAGCGTGGTCAGCGTGAAGCCTGAGCCGTCTTCGTGTTCGCGTAGGGTTTCGGTGATCATGGGCGCGACTCCTGGACCTTGAGCAAATGAGAGATTGCAGCTTCTGCCGCGCCCAGGCCGTTATCCCGATCATAAAGTCGAGTTTCCAGCTCGCCACCTTTCAGGCTGATCTTCATCACTCGCCCATAAAGGTAGTCAAAATAAAGATGCCCATCGTCGATGATTGTCTGCGCATCCTCAACAGTCATGAGCTGGCTTCCGCGCTTATCCAGAAACCCCATGCCTTGCTGGCGGCTCGCATTGAATAATGCCGAGAGGATTTCTGCTTTGTTAATGCCTTGAATATTCATGCTTTATTGCTCCCGTCTAATTCTTAGTAATCACAAATCCGATGATAAACCGGCTTAAACTTCACCGGCTTGTTTTCGCGCAGAATGAAGGTGTAGAAGATAAATAGGGCGAACATGCCAGCCCCTTAAATTGAGCGAGCTGCTTCGTGGTTCAGGCGCTCGCATTCATCATCGCTCAGGGCTGATACGCGCTTCGTCCGGCTGTCCTGCCAGCTACGGCGCGATTCTCCGTGAATGAGATTGGAGAGCTTGCGACGGACCAGGCGCTGAGTGTGATTTTGACCAGTAACGGTTTCGTAGATCGAACCAGCCAAGCCCATCAGAAACAGTTTTGTAAAGCTCATTTCGGTGACTCCTTGGGTGAGTTGCTTCCTGTTGTGCCGAGTATCCGCTTAGATAATAACTATGTCAACACCAGATAACAAAAAGCCCGCACGAATGCAGGCTGATTGTCGGGTTTTATTCGCTCATGCTGAACGGGTCGCCTTCTTCGTACGCTGGTGGCGCATCCTGGTGAGCAGCAACCAGATCCGGCTCGGCGCGCTCCAGCGGATTGAAGCCACCAGAAGACAGATCGATATCGTCTTCGTCGACTGGATTGCGCTCTGCGGCCTGGCGGTCGAATTCGGCGGCGCTGCTGCGGGCCATGTCGATGAATTGCTGGCCGAGTGCTTTCTTGGTCTTGGCGTCCAGTTCAGACCATAGCGATTCGATGATCGTCAGGCCTTCCGCTGTTCGGCTGAGGATCGTATTGCGCGCACGTTCGATATCCGGATCAAGTTTCTTGCCGCCGTCGATCCATTTGCGCAGCGCCAGGCCTTCGCGGGCGCCAAGGTAGCCGTCCGGCTTGTCGAGGATCGATTGCAGCTCGGCAGGGCATTTCAGGATGTCGCGGTATTTGCCCTGTTCATGAATCAGCAGGCTGGCGGTCATCTCGAACATAAAGTTCTTTTCGCAGATCGGCTGAATACCCAGACTGACCGGCTTCTTCGGATCGACAAAGCTGGTCTTCTCGCGAGCGCGCAGGCAGACAATGATGTGCATGTCGCACGTCAGTAGCGTGTTCATGAAGCGCTTGTGCTCACGCTTGGCTTTCTTCCAGTTGGCGACCTTGCCGCCGTCGTCCGCGATGTCTTCGCAGCCACCTTCACCTTCCCATTCATGGCTTGCCGAGTCGACCACCAATACTTCAACGCCAGCTTCCTGGAATTCCTTGATGGCTGCTGCATAGCGCTGCGGGGAGAACGGCGAATACAGGTCGCCGATCAGGAACTGCTGAACCTGCTTGTCCTTGTTGACGAGAATGTCGCTATACAGGCTGCCGCGCTTGTTCTCGGTGTCGAGCAGGCCGACCTTGCTGGCGTCACCATTGGCGAGCCCCCAGGCGATCTGGAGCGCCGTGTAGGTCTTGCCGCTACCAGACACGCCGGATACGCCGAGCACGATCCTGGCGCCCTCACGTACAGCGGGGCGGATATTCAGAATGCTCATTTGGCGCGCTCCTGATCGCGAGCAATCATCGCTTCGTGGCGTGCCTGCATTGCTTTCAGCGTAGCCTCGCGAGTCGCCTGATCGCCGCAAGCGCTGAAGCACTCCAGTGCGACGCCGGCAATAGTGCCTTCGACTTCAGAAGTCATGTTCGGCATCCAGATCTTTACTTTTGCGAAATTGGTGCGAGTTGAACGGGCCATCTTATTGCTCCTGTCGGGGGTTGGCGCCCATTTGAGCGCCGAAAAGAATAATAACTATATCACGCCTTCGCGCTTGAGTTGGTAGTCAGGCACATAAAGATCTTCGCGACCGCCGAGGCCTGGCCACACATCAGCATCGCGGCATTTGCGATACATCTTGATGGCTTCGACCAGTTGCTTGCGCCCCATCTGCCAGGCTTGAGGCTGCTCGCTATGATCGCCGCGTGAACGCTCGTAAATGGTGAACGGCTTGCACAGATACGGCGCCTCTTTCTCCTGAGCCAGGATGATGTAGCCGGCCGGATAATGACCGTATGCCTGCTTGAACAGCTCGCACTCCATCGTGGCGCGCATCGGATAACCCATGTCCGAAGCCTTGCGGCCGAACGTCTCGGTTTCAGCGTCCATCGTGGTCTTGTAGTTGACCAGCCATTCGCCTTTAGTCATCAGGTCAGGCCGGCATTTGAACTCGTCGCTGACAATGGACAGCTCCGAGAAGCCACCCTCGAACATGGCGCGGTTATCGGGATCAGCCATCAACGAATGACGCATCGCCTCGATCTTGTCGAAGTCGGCGACCGGGATGAATTCACGGCCTGGCAGCTTGCCTCGGAACAGCTCGCGTTCAACGTCTTCGATATGCACTTGCTCGCCGGTTTCGATGATGCGCGAAACCAGTTCGGCGTTAGTGCCAGAGACCTTCAGGCCGCGCTCCTTGAGCCAGTCCTTGTAATCCTGGCCCTTGGTCATGATCGACTCATAAACGCTGCCGTCGAAGTCCCGAGCGTATTCCTCGGCGAATCGCTCAGGCTCCAGCATCATGGCGTGCGACCAGATGCCAAAGTCCAGCGGCTTTCCTTTGGGCTGATCGCCGAAGCGCGCCTTGGCTGGCGAATGCTTGTACATCTTAAACAGGAAGCTACCGGAGCGCTGCGGCAGCTCTTGATAGGCTTCGTTGGTTAGTTGGTCGGGGGTGAATACGGTTGTTGGCATCACACAGCCTCCGCTTCATGAGTCAGGCATTTCAGCTTACTGATGCGGTCAAGCAGATAATTGATTCGCGACTGGGATTCGGCCCGGACTTGCTCAAGAGCCTTTTCGACAATCTCGATCTCCTTTTCGCGACCGTCAAAATCGCCGATATCGAACTCGACTTCTTGAGTGGCCAGAAGCGTGTATTGCTGAAGGCAGCTGAAATCCTGATCTCGGATAACATAGGCGGCCCGGTCGCCATCAACTTCGTGATGCAGATAAACCGTCTTCTTGATGATCGTCATTCTGTATTACCCCTGTCAGTGCCGATTGCTCAGCATTTCGCGAAGAGATTTAACTTCTTGCTCAAGCTGCTTGATGCGCTCGCCGCGAATCATGTCGCCCATCGAATCACAAAGAGGGCCGACAAGATGCTCGTAGCTACCCAGTGGAATATAATGATTGCAGCCGTAGCCGTCCGAAACCTCAACCAGATTGTTGACGGCTTGCGTGAATTTCCCCGCAATCAGATTCTTCACTATTCCGGTTGCCCGATAGCAAATGTTTGCCTCGGTGTCTGATTCGACGTGCGGGAGATATTCGGTATAAAGATCACCCATAACCGACTTCAGGACTTCGGATGCCTGATCCTTAAGATCGGCCATAGCTTTCGCGAGAATTTCCTGGCGATGGTCTTGCGATGTGTTTGTCATGGTCTTGCTCCTGTCATGGATTATTGCGTTTCGGTAGCGAGAGATTAAGCCCGCATAATAATTATGTCAATCGTTTCTCTGCGATGAATGACAGATAATCGGCGTAGGCCAGCTTGAATTGTTCGAATCCGTAGACGATGGCGGCGAAGTGGCCGCGCTCAGCTCCAGTCAGCAAGAAATCCTTCTGTTCCTTGCTGACTTTCGACTTCGTGCGATCCAGGCGCTTCAGCTCAAACAGGCCTGGCCATCGGTCGAGGTCGATGATATCTGGTGGCCCCGCCTTGACGCCTTCCTTGGCGCGCATTTGCATATGCTGCGGGCTGGCTTTCGTTTCCCCTGGGCAATGGAATATCAGTGGCCAGCGGTCAGGATGGTTGCGCTTCAGCCAGGAGATGCAGTCGATTTGCTCACAGCGCTCGGTTCGACATTCTCCGCGATAGCCGCCGTCGTAGATGCGGATCAAAGCGCAACCTCCTGTTCCGCATACCGCCGACGCCCAATCGTCCAGCGACTACCCTTCTTCCTCGCCGACAACTCAGCAGGAATCGGAATCAAATCAATATTCTCCATAACCGTTTCCGCCTTCATTGCCCTGAGCCTGAGTCGAGACCGCTGATCAATCGGCAGCGCATCAACGAACTTGCCCCAGATGATATTGTTCACCTTCTTGTTGTCGCCGGCATGCGGATAGAAGATCTCCATGGGCGTGTCGCCGGTAGAAAGCTCGTATCGAAACCAGAGTTTTCCGCCTGATCCGTGGCCAGCTTTCATTGAGCGGACTGGGATCGATTCTGCATCTGAGTAGCTCTTATTGTTTAGCGGCTTGTTCGGGTCGATCAGGGTTGTTTTGCAGCCCCTGCATTCCCTTGCGACCTGATCATTCTGGACGCCACACCGAGGGCAAAGCCTGAAATGCCAGAAGTGATCACACCGCTGCGCGGCGCCGGTTAAAGGGTCTTTTCCCGTCATGCCAATGCAACGTCTGGCGTTAGGGCTATTCATGGTTTGCACGCCATGATCCTTCATGCATTTTGGGCATTCTATGAGGTCTTTCTTTTCCTTTTTTGCCTTATCCAATTCTGCCTGGTCAAGAATTTGGCTCTCGTACAAATGACCAAGGGCATCCATCACGCCGCCGTAATCGAGAACAAGCGCATCAGGTTTACCGCTGGCCGCTATGAGTGCCTTGCGCTCTTCGGCAGTGAGCGCGTCACGCTCAAGCATCGGAACATCACCAGGCGAGAACAGGAGTCGCAAAACCCTGCCGATAGCCTGAATCAGCAATACGATAGAAGCTATCGGCCGCATGAAAACCACAACATCCCACTCAGCACAGTTAATTCCTGTGGTCAGAACCGATACGTTTATTACGTATTTTAGGTTACCAGCTTTGGCGGCATTCAAGATCCTGGTCTGATCTTTCTGAGGCGTACTTTCCGTGATTATCCCTATTTGTTCCGGGTCCACGCCGAGCAACTTCAGGGCGGCGGCAATCTGCCGGGTATGCCTCTTGGTGGCAGCGAACACCAGCACTCCCCTGCGATCCTTGGCCTTGCGCACAAAGTCCGCGCATATTGCAAGACATAGCTCCTTATCGCTAACGGCGGCGTCCAGCTCATGTTCTGGATATGACCATTCCTCGGCGGCCAGTTCAGAAAAGTCATAGTGGACGCTTTCATCATCGGCATAACCAAAAACAGGCGCAACAATCCAGCCCTGCTCAATACTGAACTCGGTAGAGATTATGCCGTCGCCAACGCCGCCTTCTGGATAATCACTATCTTGCGGGGAAATGCTGGCAACTGACTTCCAGAGATGATCAGGTGTATTGCCCACGATCGAGCTTGTTCCGCGAAACGGAGATCCAGTCATGCCGGCCAGCCTCATATGAGGCTTCTGGTCGTAAAAATGAGAAAGCACCTTCATGTATTGCGATTCGGGATTTTCGAAAGGAACCTGGTGGACCTCATCGATCAGAATCAGATCGGGAAACCACTTGCCGAGCCTTGAGCGCTTTTCTGGATCAAGCGCAAGCTCTTCAGGAGCGAGGGCGGAAAACCAGTATTGCTCGAGCGCCCTAGCAATGGTTCCAATGGTGCCGTAGACGACAGAGTAATGAGTAGACTTTCTGCCGCCACAAGAGGCCGAAAATACGGAGTTCTTCATGCCGATATCCCACGCGGCAGTCGCGTTCTGCTCGCAGAGCAGCCCTTGATTTTGAACTACCAGAACGAACACCGTGGATGGCTTTTCGCGGCTGGCTGCGGCATCACGAACGGCTTTCGCGCACTCCGCGATCATTACGCTCTTCCCGGATGAAACCGAGGCTGAAACGATAGCTGGCGGATGAATGTCGCGCTCGCCAAATTTGGCTGTTTGCCTGGTCTTGAAGTGCTTGGTCAGCGCCGCGACTACTGGCTTTTGATGTGAAAGAAGCCCCATTATAATTCTCCCTCTATCGGAAATATCAGCAGAGCCTTGTAGATTTCCTCCGTGATCATCGGTCTGTATTGTTCCGCGAGGGATAGGAGGTGTTCTTTTTTCTTCTTCAGGTATGCCGACCTCGCAAGATCCGACGAACCGAAGAGACCAAGGCTTATACTTCTGCCATTAATACTTATTGTCGATTGGTATTTTTTATTGACCGAGCAGAAGCTGACGCCGGTAGGCAGATCGTATGACCTGTTTTTTCTTCTGGAATGGCTTAGGCAGACATTTATTGCCACAGGGACAAACCCGCAAGTTTCTGCGCTGTAAATTTTATTACCAGGAACAAGGATGTCTTTGTCCAAATGGAAGCCCGGGATGTGATTGCTCAAATACCATTCCGCAAACGATTGAAAATCGAGCCATTCATCTGATACCGAACAGCCTGCGTAATACCTATTCCTCGCTACCCGCTTTGAATCTTCCATGTAGCATCGACTTAGCATCGCATACCAGATGCTATACGCCATGCATCCGTGCTTTCTCGTTGCCTTGTGCGGGCCGGAGCCTGTTCGACCAACTCCGCATACCAACCTGTTACTAACCATTTCTTCCACCCAATAAAAAAGGCTTGAGGATCACAGTCATCGTTTCCGATGTTGGCGGACAGGGAATGAACCTGCACTGTGATCTTCAAGCCTCCATTCGATAATTCACCCGCCAAGGTGAAAAACAATTATGCCCTCACTCAATCGGCAATTCAACCTGGCGATCAGCATCGAGTGCCTTGCCAGATTCGCGCATGTCGTTGACGGCCTGGATCAGATCGGAGAGCGCGTGCGAATTTACTGTAACGAATGCGGCTTCGGCAGTTTCGCAAGCATCAAGAACCATCGGGTCCAACCCCTTAACCAGCACGACCGCGCTCGAAACAACCATGTCAATCTTCGGGCGGCTCGGAGCTTTAGGCTTGGCAACCTTAGCTGTCACCTTGTCCTTGCCGAGATCCTTGGCGGCTTCCTTGCGACGTTCCAGTTCGGCTGGCGCATCATCGCCGTGATCGCGGATCAGCTTGACCGCATCGGTAGCCGAGATGACGCCATCGCCAACAGCCTGATGGATCTCTTCGGAGCCGCCTGCCAGCTTGATCATCTGATCTACGTGAGCCAATGACATGCCAGCTTCGGCGGCGATCTCTTGGCGAGTAGCGCCCAGGTTGTCGCGAGCATCGATATACAGGCGACCCAGCTCAACCGGCTTCAGCTTCAATTGCTTGTTGCTGGAGGCGATCCGCATCTTGCGCTGAAACGGCGTGCCGTCGAATTTCACAGCATCGATATAGCCGTCAAACTTCGGTGTGAATTCTGCGTACTGGAGATAGGCGTTATAGCGGCAGTGACCATCCACCAGCTCGATGACGCCCGTATCCGGATTGGTCCAGACCTCGATAGGCGGGACCGGGAGATTGGCTGCCAGCGCGCCAGCAATGCCGGCTACGTGTTCGCGCAGCTCGTCGTCGTTGATGCGGACGTTGAAGCCGTCGACGACAGTGATTGCGTTAATGTTTACGCGAATCGAGTCGCCCCGCTTGGCTGCTGGGTTTTCTTTGTTGGATGCGATGCTGTTAAGCGTATAGGCCACGGTTATTGCTCCTGTCATTTCGAATTCAGATAACAACTATATCAAACCATCGAATCAGTTGTCGCGATAATTAAAGTCTTTGTCGAATTTGCAGCCTGTTGAGCCGGCTCGATGCGGGTGATGAAAGCAGTCGGCATGGCAAGGCGTGTATCGTCCCAATTTCAAGCGCATCTGTGGCAATTCGACTCGGTGCCGGTATTCGTCCTTTCGCCAATCTCGGGCGCCGCATAGACATTTTGGCTGTCTATGGTAGACATCCGGATGCTGTTTGAGCTTGCGTCTGGCTAGGCAATTTCGGCATCTGCTGTGCGTTTTCATCTGGTTGGTCCTGCCGGCAAATGCATCCAGTGGGTTGGATCGCCCCACCAAAAGCACCAGCCTTCACTGGCGTCAAGAACCCATTCGCTGACCTGCATTCCGCCACCTTCGACAATGATCAAATATTCATTGCCTTTTTCTTCCGGAGGCTGACGATCCTCCAGCTTTATCCACTCTCCCATTTCCATTCTCCATTGCCATAATTGCTGCTCGGGTGGTACTATCCGCGAAACATAATCACTATGTCAACACGGAATTCAAATATGCCTCCAATCGATTTGCAGCAAGACGACCGAGGCCGAGCGCTGGCAAGCCTGATTGATGAATATGGGTCCAATGCTGAGCTGGCCAGGGCAACCGGGTTCCGTCCAGCCGCTGTCGGCATGTGGGTTCAGCGCGGCTACATTTCCCGCCGCGCAGCTTATACGCTGGCCGAAGTCACTGGCCGCGAGAAAGAAGAATTCAGACCGGATCTGACCGCAGAAGAATGGGCGAGAGAATTTGCCGGCCCAGTGCCTGGCCAGCCGCCAATTGCAACCACTCAAGATTCGAAGCTGCTGATCAGCCTGGCCAAACAATTTGGTAGCGTAAAAGACCTATGCGCAGCCGCATTCATCAGCGTCAGCGATTACCACACCTACAAGTCACGCGGCCGCATCCCAGCAATCAAGCTTTCTACGCTGCTGAGTCTTCAGAAGTGAGCGGCCAGCTCGTTCCGCAACACGTCGTTGACCGCGCCAACGAAGATATCGTCGGCGTGATTCGCGGGTATCTGCCGGATCTGAAAAAGACCGGGAAGAACTGGTCGGCACGCTGTCCGTTCCATCAGGAGAAGTCGGCTAGTTTCACGGTCAGCGAAGGCAAGGACATGTTCTATTGCTTTGGTTGCGGCGCTGGTGGCGATGCCGTGAAGTTCGTGATGGATCATCAAGGCATGAGCTTCCGCGATTCAGTGCAATCCATCCTTGGCGAACTGAATCTTGAGTCAGTCGAGGCTAGACCACGCAAGGCAGTTGTTCGCGCAACCCGCTGCGATCTCCCTGGCCACGCCGAAGACCGCGAGAAGGCTACGCAGATCATCCGAAACGCCGATGCCTCGCCGAATCACCCATACCTTCTACGCAACAACACTTCACCCGAACACGGATGCTTAATCTTGAAAGGCTCTATCATCGTCCCGCTCATCAACAACATTTCCGAAGAGGTCAACGTCGCCGCGATCAGCAGCAAAGGCATCATCTACGCAGCCGGCAACCCATCCTTTGGCTCAACCGCAATCCTTGAGCCGACCAACATCAGTCAGCATGACGGCAAAACAATTATCTGCATCGACTACGCGCACGCTTGGCGAATCTGGTGGTCGCAGATGGGTAAGTCCAGAGTCCTGTGCGCCATGGAATACGACAACTTCAACTGGATGCTGGCGAACTGCAAAGACCGATTCACGCACATTGGCTGTGATCCGTCCGAGGCTGATCACTACATAGAAGAAGGTCGCGCCATCATCGCCCTTCCGCTAGACCCGTACGCCAAGGTTGACAGAAAGGCCTGCTGCGCTTAGCCTTCGATTACCCGGTTCTGCTCCTGTCAAGCGTGTCGCCTGGGTTGCCTCATCTTCGGATGGGGCTTTTTTATGGGTGGAGGAAATTCGGGCGTAAAAAAGCCCCTTTCGGGGCTGCGGTAAATCATTTCAACCATCTTTCTTCTGCGGCCTTCTGCCTGCACTGCTCGCAAGTATCACGACATCCCGATCTTGTCTGAGAGTGAATCCAGAACTTTTGCAGTTCCCTTGCTGTTTCGCAGACCTTGCACTTCTTTGCCAGGATTCCAGCAATCATCACCATGCGGCCTCCTTTGTAATGATCGACATCAGCTATAGGCAGATCCTGGTAATATCGGACATAGCTGACTCCGTAAAGTTTGGCGGCAGCCTGTCGTGAGCCTAGGCGCATGACGTGGAATCGCAGTTCTGATTCTGGCGCGATCAACTTGACGGACCCATCGCATAGACCTGAGCCCAAGTCGGCCAGCCCGTTGTGAATGGCGCTTCTTTCGCAGACTCAGTTCGATTGATTCTCGGCCTGCCGATAGTCGAAGATAGGCCGATATCCCACCCCCTTGAGATTGCGGCGCGCTTCAGGGTGTGGCCATCAGCATATCCTGTCTGTCTGGCTGCATACCCCCAGGTTCTACCCTCTGACGCCATTCTTTCGAGCGCCTTCTTCAATGTTTCCCCTGTTTCATTGAGATAGCGAATACTAATTATGAAGGCATCGAATGGGTCTTTTCCCGGATTGTCGGCCAGAGTTTTGCTGAAGCTGTCGACGCGATAACCGAGCGCCTTTGCGGTATCGCTACGGGTCAATCCTTGCTCGGCGAAGTCAGCCACAAGCTGCCAGAATTCGACGCCCCAGCGCGACTCTACCTGGCGTCTTCCGCTCATTGATTCAGCTCCTTGACCTTGTCGAGGCAGGCTCTGGCGCTCCATGCTTCGTATGATATTTTCTCTTCGTGAAGGCTCATGATGTCTTTACGCTGGACCTTTGAAACACCGTCAGCGCGATGAGTGAACTCGATCACTTCATGAAGCAAGTTTGCGAAAGCCTGCATTTCATCGACAACCACCGATACCGGCGCGGGCTGCGAGGCAGGCAGAGAACTCGGCGAGTATCGCAAGGCCGACTTGTATGCAGCGTCAAGCCCATCATCAAGGTCTCCGCCGTTCTTGCGGGCCTCGTTGACGGCAATGATCATTTTCGCCCGGACGTCGTAGCAGCGCTCAACCGGAACCGCAGCCATTTGCACATCACCCTGCCCACCCTTCAGCCGCTCGATTTCTGGAGCTGCGACCGATGCCGATATTCCGGCATCTCTTCTATCGAACCAGTCAGCAGGTATCCTCGCGAACGTACCGTTGCGACCGGTCACGCTTTCTGTGACTTCGCGGAGTAATGCAGCCTGCCGAGCTACGGTGGCTTGCAGTTCGGCGAGTTCGGATACGTGGTCGCAGTAGCGGACATAATCGCCGTCTATCTCAAGACGCTCGCAGGAACCGATGTCATTCCCCCAGTCGTCAATCGAGGCGAATTCAAACCTCTGAATGTTCATTCAATTTCCCCGGCAATATTGGCTTGATGGACTTTCTCAGAAGATATGTCCGGTTTGTAACTCGGCCAGCGCGGTTCGCAGGTGCACCCCCACGTGCTTAGACTGCCACCGCATTGCGGGCACGGTCCGTTTTCTTCTGGATTGGCGGCGAGAAGGTCGCGTATTTCCTCAAGGTGCGACAGAGAAATTCGGCCCGTAGTCCAGCGCTCCAACTGCTCCCGCGACACTTCAATTTTGCTGCTCATTCGCTTGCTCCTTAATAGGGGATGTTCCACCAGTATTGCCAGTTGCGGACCGCTTCGCCGGGAGACTGGCCATAGCCTTTGACGTTTGTGTTTGGGTGCGTAGCGACGAACTCCGCGTTGATCGGGCACCACACTACTTTTAACTTTCTTTGGCTGGGGTGCATTCGCTTGCTCCCGATTCGGTGGGTTTGATCATGGCCGCGTCGATAGTGTTGTCGACGTTCTCTTTGTTGAATTTAACGCCGGTAAACCAGATCGGCGTGCTCAAGTAGAACTGATGCACTGACTCGCTCTCATCGCGCAGCCAGATATAGCGAGCAGCATTTTTCTCAAGCTCCACATTCCGCTGCTCGGCGGCTGTTAGGCGCTGTTGCAAGTCGTCACGCTCGCCGGCTCTCGCATGAACCTCTGTGGTCAAGAAGGCGATGCGCTGTCGTAGGTGGTCAGCTCGCCCGGACTCGGCCAGCTCTTCCCGCAACGCAGCCAGCTCGGATTGGGCGCCTGTCAATTGCCCGCGCAGATCCAGCGCCAACTTTTTAAAATCAACTCCATTACTCATTTTTCAAACCTCCGATAGTCCGTTATGAAACAGGCGGCACGTCAGCGCGGCCGAGATTATTGATGCGAGAAATCAGCGGGCGGCCAGGGTCAAGACGACGCACCCATCATGTCATCGCCGAAGCACTCGCCATTGCAGCACTCGCTACCGCATTCTCGGCACTGATCTACTGGAGTGGCCTCGCGCTGACAGTTCTCGCCTCCGCAGTGCGGGCATCTGGTGCCAGTCAGATTGCCGTACGGGCCAACCCAGTGAATGCCGATCCTTTCGCACTTGCTGCATACCATTGCCATGTAATCAATCCTCACTCTGTTTCCCGGCATACGGCTTTCCGCATCTAGGGCAATCACCATCGTTAGAAATCCACTCAGCCGAGTAGGCGCTCTTGTGGCACTCGGTACAATTGACCATCACCAAGTCTTCGGGCGGATCAAGGGGCGGGCCGCCGATGTAAATGCGATTCGATGGAGTCACGCCGAACTCCTTTCACGCCTAGCCCTGAACTTCCATCCGTCGATAAAGCTCTGACGATCACCTTCGCCATTCCAGGCCATCACCGCATTCAGGGTTTCGAGTTCTTCGTTGTAGGTGCCGAGATAGCCCTTGGTCTTGCGGTAGTAGCAGGCCTGCTTGATGCCGACGCCCATCACCATATCGATGACTTCCCACTTCTCGCCATTGGCATGCAGCTTGTCAGCATGATCAAGCTGCTCATCAGTAAACTTGCGCGGCATCATTGGCCTACTCCTGCCAACATAACGATTGCGACGATGGCTGCCAGGCTGATGATAAGATCGTATTTAGTGGCTAGCATGGTCGACCTCCTATCGGAATTGGACAGGGAGAAATGGACGATTGTCTTCACTGAGCATGTACCACAGCCTGTGGGCAAGCGATGGCGCGACAAATCGCAGATAACCCATAGACATGTCGGCGACTTGAAGGCCTTTGGAGCGGCGACGTTCTTTCATGGCGGTAATACCTTTGTTATGCAGTTATCAGGCCTCGCGGATGCTTACAAACTCAATACAATCATCAAGTTCATCTGCATAACCGTCGAATATTTCTAGCGCTTCACCCTCGCTCTCTGCAGATACCTCAAAAGCTAAGGCGCGCCGAGATTCGCCACGGGTGTAGGTGACAACATATTCAGTTTCCATGTGCTTGCTCCTGTCGGGGAATTTGTTTCTATAGGGGCAATCGTAGGCCTCAATAATAACTATGTCAAACTCTAAACGATAAAAAGCCCGGATTTCTCCAGGCTTCGGTTGTCGAGATAACAGTTAGGCTATGCGGCCTTGAGCAGTTCTGGCGGCGCTTCCTTCACGCACTTGTTGTAGGCGCGCTGGACCTGGGCCTTGAACCACTGCTGCTGCTCGGCTGGCAGCTTGGTAGCGAAGAACAGGACGTCATGCCAGAAATCTCCGGTCAGTTCGTCAGGGTTCTTTATGGTGACGCCAGCCAGATCAGGGGCGGCCTCTTCCGGTCTGGCTTTAGCTTTCTCGGCGGCGCGCTTAGCCTTGCGAGCTTTGGCGGTTTCGTCGCGAACGGTTTGCATCAGGTCGCATGCCATAACCTTCACCTTCAGGCGATAGGCGGCGCGAACACTTGACACGTAAAACGTAACGGCGCGCGGCGCTGACTTAGTAGTATCGCCAGGAGCGCGCCTGCCAGCCTTTTGGCTCCAGCCGTTAGCCTTGTAGGCTGCCTCAACCATGGCGTCAAACTTGCCTAGCGTAGTGGCATTGGCCGCCTTGATGGCAGACAGTATCCCCTTGGAAATATCTTCCATAGCGGTGGCTGCCGATTGGATCTGTGTAAACACTTCTGCGAGATCTTGCGTTTTGGTTTTCATTTCCCACTACCTCAAGCTGTCAGATTGGGTAGCGTCCGTGCGTGTGCTGCGCCGTCGTTATCATGTCTGTGCGGCAACTTTGATGCTAGACCTGATAATAACTATGTCAACAACCCTCTTGGTAATGCAGACGAACGGTAGCGGATATCTCGTCTTTGTCACCTGTTACCTCGCTTCCAGGCCAGGAGCAATGGAAAGTCTCGGCATCAAGGCGCTTTAGAACGAAAAGGCCTAAGGTCCATAACCCCTTGGCATGTTGCTTCCAAGGGAGTTTTGCTGGAGGAGGCGCTATCACCCGCTCCATGCTGACCAGATAACCGGGCTGGAACATCGCTCTATAGCTGCGCAGGGACTCAGTTTCGTCTTCGTCTGGATCTGGGTCGATTACTCGGCAGGATTTGCCGTCTGAGAACGAGAGATCGAATATTTTCATATCAATCCTGATTGCTCATTGCTGAATCAATGACTGCAAGTGCCTGCTGTTGGCAGTGACTGTTGAGTCCGGTCAGCGTCCAGCCCATGCCGTTCCATATGCGGCCCTGCTCGATGCGATACTTAGCTTCTCCGAGTCCGGTTCTCAGCGCATTATTCTCAGCCCCAAGCTTGCCCAGCATCCCGTAGCACTCAGCCAGCAGGTTATTGGCGTCGTTGATATTGCTAGCGCCACGCTGACAGCGCTTCTGGAGTTCGGCGTAATCGGTCATACGATCTCCCCGGTGATTTCCTCACAAATTCCAATCAGCTCAGCCGTGCAGCCATAGGCCGATTTGCTGGCAATGATCGATGAAGGCAACCGCGTAACTAGATCAGCACACGCCGCCCAGTAATCGAAGCGGGCATTGGTTAGCAGATCCTTGGCGACCAGTACGGCGGTCGGGTGTTCGATGTCGGCTGACAGGAATTGCTGCTGGGCCGATTCCAGGTTGGTGCGGAGTTGGTGGATTGTGGTCATGGATCACCTCAGTCTTCTGGGTAAAGGGTGTAGTCGATGCAAATCTTGTGCATCACCTTGTTGGCGCGGAACACCGAGAAGTCGCCAGCATCAATTCCAACCTGATGAATGTGCGATTCGCCCTTGTGGATGACTCCGCCAGCATCAAGAAAATTACATATCAACTTCCAGTCTTCAGGCTCAAAGTCACGTTCACCAAAACCTGACTGGCTGATCCAGTGATATGCGCCGCACGGATAATTCTTACGCGCTACCGGATTCGACTCTCTTAGTAATGTCATAGCCACGCCTCTAACCGTTGCACAGCAAGCGCCAATCGCTCGCCATCCTGTCTACCCAACCTTTCACCACGCTCAATCATCGACCTAGCAGTCTCCCAAATCAGCCATTCGGCGCGTATTTCTTTGTTCTCTTTGTGCTTTTGCTCGTACTGAGTGACACCGTTTTCGGTCCAAATGAAGGTTTCCGCATCGATAAACGACCCAAAAACACCGGTTTTCTCCATTTTCATCAGAAAACCATTGCGCAGCTCGTCGATCCGAAACTTCCTCAGATGAAGATCGTTGGCGGTAATCGGAACCTTGATCCCGTATTGGGCGCGAATGGCTTCTTCAAAGGTCATACGATTTCAATTTTCCCGGTAGTGTTCACCGAAAGCGAGCCAGCGGTGATCATGGCGTCAATCCTGGCGGTCGCGATCTTGAATCCAGCTGGCATAGCCTTGAACGGTTTGCGATTCTTCGCCCTGAGTGCCAGCGCTCGGCGTTCCATCGGCTTGCCGGTCAGGATATCGATTATCGTCTCTTCCTCGGCCTGCGAGCCAGACTCGCCAGCGCTGTTCAAGATCCCCTTGATGTGCTCGGACAGCATCAAAACCAGCTCGATTGACTCTTCGATAATCCATGTCGGGATGATCTCAGGCACCTTGCAGTTGTTCGAGATGCATTCGATGACGTGAATGTTCCCGGCGATTTTCATGACGTGCGTTTCGATCTTGGCCAGCCAGCCCATCATGACCATTTCGCCCGCCATCTTCAGGTCATACAGATAGCTTTCTGTCGAGTTCTTTGCCTCGCGCAGAATCCGATAGCCTTCATCGGAAGCCTTGATCCTGATCAGGTTTTCCGGGTCCATGACGACCCGCTCATCATCGTCGGCGCCATGCTGCTTTAAAGCCATGCCTGAGTAGATGTCGACGCACGCCGCACAAGCCTGCTCAAACGCTTCCTTTTCGCGCTTGGTTGGGAAGTGCCCTTCATTGCGACGGAAGCCAATCGGGTCAGGCTCAGCCAGGTAGATGAACCGCTCGGCCATCCCGGAGCCGCCAGAGGCCGACAGGACGCGCTTGCTACTGCCAGGCTGGGCGATGATGACAACGCAGCCCTGAACCATGCCAGTGAACGCCTTGCGGCCTGCTCGCATGCCCGACACGTACTCGCTTGCGTAGCCCTTAAGGATCAGTTCGTTGGTGCTGGCAAACGAACCGGTTTCCGGGAACAGCGATTGCAACCCGGACTGCTCGGCGCTGGACACGACGAACCGACCTTCTGAGCAACCAGAAAGGAATCCGTCGATAGATGCGGACGTGCCGTCCGATGTCTCGCTGAACGTGCGTTTCAGATGCTGCTCAGCAGGAATGTCGCGCTCCTTCATCTCGCGGTTTATGCCGCCAACCTTCTTGTTGTGCGCAGCCACGCCGAGACGATAGGGCTTCATGCCGACATCCAGCAGGTAGCTTTTCATCATGGCGGGTGGCTGCTCAATGATCGTGTACATGCCAAGCGCGATGCAGGAGTCAGTCGAATACTGAGTCGCATACGCCATCGACACCGAACAACTTGCGGCCGACAGCAGCGCAAAGAAAGTGCTGACTTCCGGAAACTCAATCTTTTCGTGAACAACTTTAGTCAATTTGCCGATAGTTGTGCCGAGCAGTCTTTCGCTCATCTGGAGTAATACCGGAACAAACTCCGAATCGTCCTGAGCCTGCTTCTTTACCTTCGGCTTGTACTGCTTTCTTTCTGGCTTCAACTCTGGAAGCGGAACTTCTGTCGCCGCGACATGATCGATGACGCCGATATCAAAAGCCGATATGGCGAACTCATCGTCGTCAGGCATAACAGTTGTATATAGCTCGACCGGGGCAACATCAAAGGCAGGCGGATTACTGATATCGATATCCATTATTTGATCCGCCAAATACGGTAGCCGTCGCCCTCTTTACGGCGGGTCATCTTGAAGCCGTTCTTGTGCCACCTGGCGTACGAATAGGCGGCGCTTGCACAGGCTTCAACCTCGCTGAGCAGGTCATAATATTTGCTGCCGCCGACCGGCCAATCTGCAAAATTGTAGCGGTTCACCTTCGGAATCGGGACACCTACATCCGTCTGCATATTTTGATCCTTTGCGTCTTGGTTATCTTGCTTTTGGCGATTCTGCGTCAATCAAAAAATCTAGTCAACCTTTGTTCTCATCTTGTTCCTTTCGTTCCCTTCTCCATCTTACTTCTCTAAGGTTTGTGCAAATTTGTGCCCGTTGTGCCCGAGTTGTGCCCGGAAAAGAGCACAGGTCTAGGCCGCGTAGAATAAGGGCTGGAGGCATTCTGTGCTCTTGTGCTCCTTTTTTTAAAAAAACACCCTTTTTACGAGTTATTGATTATCAGTATCAATTAACATGGTCGCGTGCAAATTTCCGAATGTGCGAATGACGGGCACACGGGCACAAATTCATCAAAATGCTCTGGAGGCCACGTATTTAAAGGGCTGGAGCTGTGCTCTTTTGACGGGCACAAAAAGAGCACACGGGCACAAATCGATTTCCTTACCAGAAAGTCAGGATTTCAAATCAGCACGAAAATTTCCTTCGATTGTCGCGATAATCGATTGACATAGTTTTGCGGCTGGGAGATGATTCGTTTCGTGGTGATGGCAAGCGATGCTCTGCTGGCTCCTTTGATGAGAGCCGTCACAACCAGGAATGCAAAAGTCATCGACCGGAGCGCTTGGAATGAATACGCAGGTGGAACTCCTGGCCGGATACGTAACCGGCAGCGCTCTTTAAATCTGAAGTTGTTATTCGCATGGTCATTTTAGATTAATGGTAAATCACCTGCTGCAGTAGACCAGGGGAGAAACCGGGTTCGATTCCAGGGAGTGATCAGCCGAATAACAATTACACTGAACATGGCGAAAGCCATAAACGAAATTGCCGCTTCACGACACTACGGCAATCTAAATAATCATGGACGTCGTCACGATCAGGGGAGCTGGTCACTTATTTAAGAATCAACCAGCGCCACCGCAATACCGTTACGGCTCGGAATGCACTTAGGTTAGTGATGCTCCCTTCTCAGCATCAGATCATCAGAGTCTAAAGTTTGTAGCTGATGTGAAAAACGCCTAGAGTGCTTGAGTAAACCGTAAGAGGGTTTTATCGTTTCCCTCGGAAGTGGGCCCGTCAGATGCGGAAATCGTCTTTATCAGGTAGTCACTATTTTCGAGCGAGCAGAAAAGTCATACGGAGTCGGAGAGAAACCGTCGTAGGATGCAAACTAGCTGAACAACTCGTCAAAACTGAAAATAGTGACTACCGATGCAGATGATTGTGGAAAGCGCAGGCTTAACAGCCGTCTAGCAGGGTTCGACGCCGTGCCGTCTGCATCGCCTGTATGGATTGGGAGTTTCCCGGTCGAGCGTTCGGTGCTATGAACCGACGGCGCGGGATGCGTCGATAACTCTGTCCCATGGCCCGCACTTAAAACCTGCGGGCTTTTTCATTTCTGCTGGCGTGATATAGTCGTCATGCGGATAGGACGGCCATCCGAAAGCCAGAACGCTACTGGTTTCCGCAATCCTCTTAGCGACACTTGAGCGAAGTGATCATGCCAGCATCAACCAAGAGTTACATCTACGCCCTGTCTTGCCCTGATAGCGGCGACGTCAGATACATTGGTAAAGCTAATAATCCTCAAGCCAGGCTCAAGAGCCATATCAGGGATTCTTCAAGGCGCGATTACCCCGTCTACAGGTGGATTAGGAAACTCATAGCTGCCGGGAAGACCCTCGAAATATCTGTTATCTCTGAGCATGATGGTGATTCTTGGAAGGCGGCCGAAATCGAGACGATTAGTCGCTACCGGGAATCAGGGGCGAGATTGCTCAATGTAGCAATTGGCGGCGACCAGCCCGAATGCAGCAAAGAGCAGCGGGCTATCAATGGTAGAGCTACGGCAAAGGCAATCCATGGCAATACTGATCTGCATAGAATCTGGCGAGTAAAGAAAGGCGCGGCTGACGCGCTGAGATGGCTTGAGAAAAACTCAACCCCGGAGAGAGTCGAAAAATTCAAGGAGGTAATGCGTTATGCTGCAAAGAAGAGACCCGATATTTTTGGTAAATGGGCATTGATATGAGCAGAGCCGCTGAAGCACGAATCAAGCTTGATGCGCTAGGGCTTGATGAGGTATGCGATTGCATAGGCGAGGGAGAGTCATTAACCCTGATCGCCAGCAATGCCGATGTATCAATTGGTTCGCTGCTTTCATGGATCGAGGCTGATCCTGAGCGTTCCGCGCGCGTGAGGGAATGCCGCTCGGCCATGGCCAGATACTGGGACGAAAAGTCAGAGCGATGCATTGAGCAAGCCGAGGATGAGTTTGAGTTGAAGCGCGCCAAGGAACTTTCTCATCACTATCGCTGGAGAGCATCGAAGATCGCGCCGCGCGAATATGGCGATAAGCTTGATCTGACAAGCACTGATGGATCAATGACCCCTGTGCCTACTGTCATCCAATTGGTTGCTCCTGGCGATGCAGAATGACCACAGTTAAGCTTGAGTTGCCTCCAAAGCTGATACCCGTCTTCACGGGCGCCGCTCGCTACCGTGGAGCCCATGGAGGCCGTGGCTCAGGCAAGACACGCACTTTCGCCATGATGACCGCTGTGCGCGCCTACATGTTCGCAGAGGCTGGCATCAGCGGATCCATCCTGTGTGCCCGCGAGTACATGAATAGCCTGGAAGACTCGTCCCTTGAGGAAGTCAAGCAGGCGATCAGATCAGTCCCGTGGCTTAATGATTATTTCGATATCGGCGAGAAGTACGTCCGCACGAAGAATCGTCGCGTTCACTACGTCTTCGCTGGCATGCGCCATAACCTCGACTCGCTCAAGGGTAAGGCTCGCATCCTGATCGCCTGGGTTGACGAGGCTGAGACGGTATCAGAGGTGGCCTGGTCCAAGCTCAACCCCACCGTGCGCGCCGATGATTCAGAAATCTGGGTGACATGGAACCCTGAGCTGGACGGCAGCCCTACTGATGGCCGCTTCCGAAAGTTTCTGTCTGATCACGCCAAGGTTGTCGAGCTGAACTACACGGACAACCCATGGTTCCCTGAAGTGCTAGATCTTGAGCGAAAGGATGACTGGGATCGCCTGGACCCGCAGACCTATGCCTGGATATGGGAAGGCGCCTATCGCGAAAACTCCGACGCCCAAGTGTTCGCCAACAAATACCGCATATCGGAATTCGAGCCGTCCAGCAAATGGCATGGACCGTACAAGGGGCTCGACTTCGGGTTCGCGCAAGACCCAACAGCCGCCGTTGTGTGCTGGATCGACGAAACCAAGGAGCGGCTGTATATCGAGTATGAGGCTGGCAAGGTTGGCCTTGAGCTGGACGATACTGCCGCCTATATCGAAGAGCGCATACCTGACTTCGGGCGCGGTGTGATTCGTGGCGATAGTGCCCGGCCCGAATCGATCAGCTATCTGAAGCGCCATGGCCAGCCAATGATTGAGGGCGTGATGAAATGGCCAGGCTCCGTCGAGGATGGCATCAGTCACATGCGCAGCTACAAGGAGATCGTGATCCATGCCCGCTGCAAGGAAGTGATAAAGGAGTTCCGCATGTACAGCTACAAGGTTGACCGACTGTCTGGCGAGATCCGCGCCGACGTGGTCGACAAGTGGAACCACTACATCGACGCCATCCGTTACGCGCTTGGCCCGATGATTCAGGGCAAGGGCAAGCTGAAGATCAGCAAGGAAGCCCTCGCCAAAGCAGCCGGTCGCCGCTAGACTGGCGCAAACCTATATCCACGAATTCCGGGGCGCACAATGTCCAAGCGCGACAAAGAGAAAAAGCCGAAGAAGGCCAAAGCGAAAGCTCCAAAGGTCAAGGCTGCCATTGTCGCCAAGCCATTGCCTGTCCCGTCGGCCAGCACTCGCCGCCAAAACCTGGCAATCGCCAAGTCCAAGGCCGCAGAGAAGCCAGCGCCAAAACTCCAGCAGTTTGCTATTCGCCCGCCTGACCTGATGCCTGGCGTGGTGCCGGCTGGTAAAACCTCCGCCATCGCAATGGACTACGCGCCAGGCGTGTATGAGTTTGCCAGTCAGTGCTTCGGATCGAATGCCGACTTCAATGGCTTTCCTGGCTATCCGTATCTGGCGAACTTGGCGACCCGCGTTGAGTATCGAGCCTTCGCGTCAACCATGGCCTCCGAATTATTCCGCGAAGGCATCAAGCTGACCAGCAAGACTGACGCCGATAAGTCGCAGGATAATCCGCGCATCGCCGAGCTTGAGGATGCCATCAAGGAATTCAACCTGCTGCACGTCTTCCAGACGATTGCCGCGCAGGATTGTTTCTTTGGTCGCGGACAGATCAGCATCAACATCAAAGGGGCTAACGATGCCCTTCCATTGGTGCTGGCGCCGCAGACAGTGAAGAAAGGCAGTCTCACCAGCTTCACGCCCGTAGAAGCCATGTGGACGTCGCCAAGCGCCTACAACGCCATCGACCCGACTGCGCCAGACTTCTACAAGCCGCGCCAATGGTTCCTACTGGGCAAAGAGGTGCACGCCTCTCGCTTGCTGACTGTTATCACTCGCCCGCTTCCGGACATGCTCAAACCTGCCTACAACTTCAGCGGGATGTCGCTCAGCCAGCTTGCTGAGCCGTACGTAAACAACTGGCTGCGCACTCGCCAGGCTGTTAGCGACCTGATCAATAACTTCTCACTGACCATCCTCAAGACGAACATGGGTCAGGTTCTCCAAGGTGATTGCGACGGAACCGATATTTTCGCCCGCGCCGACATGTTCACGCTGACCAAGAGCAATCGCGGCCTGATGATGGTCGACATGGAAGGTGAGGAGATTGACCAGATCAATACGCCGCTGTCCGGACTTCATGAACTCCAGGCTCAGGCTCAGGAGCACCAGTGCAGCGCTACACGCATTCCGGCCATGATCCTGACTGGCATCTCTCCTAGCGGCCTGAACGCCTCCAGCGAAGGTGAGATTCGCGCCTTCTACGACTGGGTCAGCTCTCAGCAGGAAACGTTCTACAAACCGCCGATGTGGATCTGCATTCAATTACTGATGCTGCACCTGTGGGGCGAGATCGACCCGACGATCACCTTTGAGTTCAATCCGCTCTGGCAGGTTAGCGCGCTCGATGCTGCGACGATTCGCGTCAACAATGCGAACGCTGATGCCGTGTATTTGGATCGATCCGTGGTCAGCCCTGAAGAGACTCGCGAACGCCTGGCGAAAGACCAAGATAGTGGTTATTCCGGGATTGATGTTTCGGATTTGCCGGAACCACAAGAAGACGAAGAAGAGTTTGATGCCAGTGGTGCTCCTGCCGCCAAGGGCAATCCTGATGATGACGATGATTACAAGGAGCCGGAGAGCGGCAATACCGATAACCGCAGCACGACTTCGCAAGTACGTAGCCGCATTAATCAGCATAAGGCTGCTGAGTAGTGGCGACCCAGAAGCGCAAGACAGCCCGTGCAGTTACGCCAAATTTAGGTGTAGAAGCCGCGTATAAGCGCGAGCTGGACAAACTCATCGCCGAGATGTCGAACAGCTTCGAATACTGGGTAGCGGCTGCGTACAAGGCGAATCCGCCGCGCATGGAAGTGGCAATGGATGCCCTCCCCTCTTCGGAACTGGCCAAGAAGATCGCCGCCATCGGCAAGCGCTGGATCAAGAAGTTCGACGATATGTCGACCAAGATTGCGACGAAGTTTGCCGAGTCTGGGCGCAAGGCTACTGACAGTTCATTTCAGTCGGCGCTCAAGGATTCCGGATGGGCTGTCAAGTTCCAGGTTACGCCGGTCATGCGTGACGCCATGAATGCGACGATTGAGGAAAATGTGTCGCTGATTAAATCGATTCCTCAGGAATATCTGACCGATGTCCAAGGTACGGTTATGCGTGGATTTTCCCAAGGTCGCGATCTGAAGGCTATCAGCGATGAGCTTCAAAAGCGGTATGGCGTGACTAAGCGACGGGCCGCACTTATCGCCAGGGACCAATCGAATAAGTTGACGGCGACCGTCACCCAAGCTCGCCGCGTTGAGCTTGGCCTGTTTGATGCCATCTGGGTGCATTCGGGTGGCGGCAAAGAGCCGCGCCCGTCTCACGTCAAGGCAGGCAAGGATAAGCGCAAGTTCGATGTCCGCGAAGGGTGCCTGATCGACGGGCATTACATCCTGCCAGGTCAAGAGATCAATTGCCGTTGCTCATCGCGAACCGTCCTCCCCTTCTAGCTTGACATAGTGATTATCCTAATCCATCATCTCCTTGCGCTGATTTGGCGTAATGACAGGAGATAATCAGCATGAGCAAAGATTTCAATATGGCCGAAGCGCGAGCGCTAATGGACAAGATGGCGATGGAAGATCCTGAGGGATTCGTCCGTGCTGTCGCTGGCGGAAAAACAGAAAAAGAAAGCGCCGAATATTACGCTCAGATCGAGCGCGCCCAAGGTGGCGGCCCGATGCTCAGCATGTCTCTGCGCGACTACTTTGCGGCAGCAGCTGCAACAGGCTTCGCTTCAAATCAGGAGTGGATGCGGCACGCTAGCGATCGCACTGGCAAGCAGGCAGATGAATGTGTGGCAATCGGCGCATATGAAATCGCCGACGCTATGCTGTTGGAGCGTGCGAAATGAGCAAGCATACGCCTGGGCCTTGGTTCCACGAAGTTCACGAATTGCCGCTTAATAATGGCAAAGTTATCAGCATCCAGACGCGAAAGACCTTTGATGCGGATGAAGAGGATGATGATCCGACACTTGCCGGCATCTATTCGCTAGATCCAGTCGACTTCGCCAACGCCAGCCTAATCGCCGCCGCGCCGGATCTGCTTGAGGCGCTTGAGGAAATGGTGCTTTCATTAGCGCAGTTCGAGATTTACGAATATCAGGGCTTCGCAATCGAAGCCGCTCGCAAAGCCATCGCCCGCGCAAAAGGAGAACCCCAATGAAACTGGTTGATATTTTGGCTCGGGAGTTAAGTGAATGGGTGGCCTGGGGCGAAAAGATCGTTCAGGACGATGACGGCTATATCGTTGCGTTTGAAACTGACGCCGAACTTAAATGCGTTGATGGTGACTGGAAAGGCCCGAGCTGCGATCCTATTTGCGTGCTTGATCTGGCCGACGACTACAAAACCTCCATCGTCACCCGCGCCCAATGGCAGGCCGCAGTCGATGCGTTGAAGGCTGAGAAGGAGTTCGCGCCTTTTGATTTCAGTGGTCCTGTTCTCGATTATGGCCCGAAAGAGTGGACCGGCGAAGGCCTGCCGCCGCGCGGAACAAAATGCGAAGTCCAGCCATGGAAAGAACATGAAGCTCCATGGGTAGAAGTTGAATTTATCGCTAGCTGGCTTGCGCCGAATGGACTGACATACAGCTGGGTTCACACGGGCTATGGATGGAAAGAACCGCAGATGTTCCGGTTCCGCCCAATTCGTACTCCAGAGCAGATCGAGCAGGAAATCAGCTACAGAGCAATCTGTCAGTTGATGGATGATCTTGATATCCCTTCCGCTATAGCTGCGCGTGCATACGATCTCGGCTATCGCAAATTCGAAATCGTGGAGGAGTGAGCGTGAAGTCGATTCAGCTAATAATGTGTTCACTTTTCTTCCTTGAACCTGCATTTATCCGCTGCCTTCTTGGTCGCTCGCCTATAGCTCAAAAAACCAGAGCGCTGATCATGCACGACCGCTCACTTACTGATTATCATCGCGACCTTCGCTAATCCTCTCCCCGCAGCATCGCGAGCTATTGAACTCACTCAAAAGCTCGCGCATACTGCAATCCATGAAAAAACCTGGCCCTATTCTTGCATTTGATCGTGGATCTGTTCGCTCTTACGACGCGGATGGTCGGCTGCATGTTGCGCTGACGAATATCAGCAAGGCGAATGTGAGTCCTTACTACGGCAGCGAGATCCCAGGCTTCGCGCAACTCGGCCTAGATCCAGCACGCATCTACAAGTTGTGGCGCGATCCTGCCGAGCTTGAGAAAGGCGCCAGCACGTTCCGCAATCTGCCTATCCTGCGCCGTCACATTCAGGTCAGCGCCGACGATCCGAGCAAGGAAGACGTGGTTGGCAGCATTGGCAGCGACGTGGCATTCAATGCTCCCTACCTTTGCGCCTCTATCTGTATTTGGGATTCTGAGGCGATTGCAGGCGTTGAATCAGGCCAGATTGCCGAGCTATCCCCTGCTTACCGTTACGTGCCAGAGATGACGCCAGGCAGCACTCCTGATGGCGAGGCCTACGATGGGCGCATGACCAATATTCTCGGCAACCACCTGGCAACCGTTGAAGTCGGTCGGTCAGGTCCGGATGTCGTCGTTGCAGACTCAGCACCTTTACCACCAAAACAGGAAACCCCTGCTATGAAACCCACCAAACTGGGCCTAGCCCTGAAATTGGCGCTTTCGGCGGCATCCCCGAAGATCGCTCAGGACTCCAGTCTTGGTGCGCTCGTAGGGAAGGCCGCCAAGAAGTCGTTCGATAAGTCTGCATTCCGCGCCAAGGTAGTGGCGATGGATTCGGATATGGACAACGAGAACCTGGATGCTTTGATCGATTCCATCCTGGATGTCGAGCAGAATCCTGAACCTGAAAAGCCAACTGCAATCGGTGGCGATGAACCTGCTGATGGCGCTGCTGCTGAAGTGATCAATTTCCTGCAAGGTAAAGGCCTGTCGCCTGAAGACCTGGACGCAGTGAGCGGCATGCTGTCGAAGATCGGCGCGCCCGCCGCTACCGATGAGGATCCTGATGCGATGAGCAAAGAAGACGTGAACACCGCCATGGACTCGTTGAGCAAGAAATTGACCACTGAACTGACCAAGCAATTCCGTGACCTTGAAGTCGCCAAGTCAGCCGTGCGCTCGACTGTCGGAGACGTTATCGGCATGGACTCCGCTGCTGGCGTCTACCGCTTCGCGCTGGATCACCTGAAGGTCGATCACAAGGACATGCCAGACGCCGGTCTTGGCAGCCTGTACAAAGTTGCCAGTGAGCGTAATGCTACTCCGGCTGTCGTCAACACCATCGCCGCTGATGCCGCGATTGCCTCGGCAATCCCTGGCCTCGACCGCTTTTCCTAAGGAGTAGCCATCATGACTGCTGGTTTCCAAAGAACCGTAAACTTGCAACAGGCGGCCGCCGTAGCTGGTGACTTCGCCTCTGCAAACCCTCGCGCATCCGTGGTCGGCCATGAAGGCACCCTGGTTGCTGGTGCCACTGGCGTTACCGTCGCTCGATTCGGCTGGGCGACCTCTGCTGGCCTAGTGTCTAACACCGGTCAGAATGCGCCAACCGGTTTCGTGCATCGCCGTCAAGGCTCAGCGCTGATCACCACTTATCTGGGCGAAACGTCGAACCTGATCCCTCAGGGCTTCGAAGTTACGCTGATGCTGAGTGGCGATTACTGGGTTGCTCCGACTGCTCAAGTAACTGTCGGCCAGAAGGTTTTCGCTAACCTAGGCGACGGCACCATTCTGGGCGGCGCTGCTGGTGCGACCATCGCTGGCTTCGTTGGTACTGCGAGCTTCGCGACCAACGTGATGACCGTGACTGTCGTAACTTCCGGCACCGTCGACGTGAACGATGTTGTGACTTCGGCTGGCGTTGCTGCCGGCACCTACGTTACCGCGCAACTCACCGGTACTCCAGGCGGCGTCGGCACCTACAGCCTGTCCACCTCTCCGGGTACTATCACGGCTCAGGCGGTTACGACCACCAGCCACGTAGAAACCCAATTCACAATCACCGGCTTCCCTGTCGGCGGCACTGGTGCCGTTGGCGAGTTGGCTGTAATGTCCCGTCCGGCTTAAGGAGCTGATCATGGATCCAAGAATGAAAGCCTTGCTGGAACGCGCAGGCATTGCGTTTGACTCCAGCTTCGGGCAAACCCGCATGCTGCCGGAAGGTCGTGGTTATCGCGATATCGTTGGCGTTGCCAATGACGGCGCCCTGGTCGCGATGGACGCCGCATTCCCGTTGATCACCAACAGCAACAGCGGCATCCCTGCGATGCTGTCCACCTACATCGATCCTAAGTTGATCGAAGTACTGGTAGCGCCGATGAAGGCCGCCGAAGCTGCCGGCGGTGAGCGCAAGTACGGCGATTGGACCACCCGAACCGCGATGTTCCCTGTGATCGAATCCACTGGTGAAGCTACCAGCTACGGCGATTACAACAACAGCGGCTCGAGCGGCGCCAACTTCCAGTTTCCGCAACGCCAGTCGTATCACTACCAGACCATCACCCAGTGGGGCGAGCGCGAGCTTGCAGATGCTGGCCTGGCAAAGATCGACTACGCGGCGCGCCTGAACATCGCGTCGGCCTTGACTCTGAACAAGTTTCAGAACAAGACCTACCTGTTCGGCGTCTCCGGCCTCCAGAACTACGGCATGCTGAACGACCCGGCATTGCCTGCTGATCTGACGCCGATCACCAAGGCGGCCACCGGTACTGCATGGATCCTGCCGAACGGCAACATCAACGCAACCGCCGTCGAAGTGCAGCGCGATATCTCCAAAATGTTCTTCACCCTGCAAGCCACCACGAATGGCCTGCTGGAAACCACCGACAAGATCGTGCTGATCATGTCGCCGCAGTCCTCTGTGGCGCTGACCATCACCGATGCTTTTAACGTCAACGTGGCGGACATCCTGAAGAAGACCTATCCGAACATGGAGATCCGCACTGTTCCTGAGTACGCCACTGCTGGCGGCCAGAAGGTTCAGATGGTGATCGAAGAGTTCGAAGGTCAGCGCACCTGGGACGCATCGTTCACGGAGAAATTCCGTGCGCATCCGATCATTCAGGAAATGTCGGCATTCCGTCAGAAGAAGTCGGCAGGCACCTGGGGCGCAGTAATTGCACGCCCAATGTTCGTTCAGGGCATGCTCGGCGTGTAACTGTTATCGCGACAACCAAAACGCCCGACTAATCCTCGGGCGTTTTTTATGCATGATTTGCGCCAAGTGGCGGCAGATAGTATGCTCAGGCCTTAATCAAAAAATGCGCTTGACGGAGATATTTGTTATGTCGAAAGAAGTTGTGATTGGTTGCCGTCATCCTTGCGGTATCGTTCTCGACCTGGTTAATGCCTCCGGTCAAGATATCAAGGTCAAACTGAATGGCCAGAATTCCGCGCAGGAAGGCAGTCCGATTATCCTGCTTAGCGAGCGCGATTACGGAATCACCTATGTCGATGGTGATTTTTGGGCAGCCTGGAAAGAACTGTTCAAGGATTATGCGCCGCTGAAAACCGGCATGATCTTCGAAGCCAAAGACGAACGTGACGCCAAGGCTGTCCACAAGGAAGTCAAGGGCGAGAAGACCGGGCACGAGCCGATGCCGCAAGAAGGCAATGGCGTCAAGAAGGCGGATTAATTCATGGCCGTCGTCGTCTTCGATCCTGCCGCATTCAAACTGGCCTACCCGGCGTTCGCCGCTGTCAGCGATGCTCTGCTGACCAACTACTTCAGCCTAGCAACGCTGTACCTGTCGAACACTGATTGCAGCATCGTCCAAGACATTCAGAAGCGGACCACTCTGCTCTGGCTGCTGACGGCCCACATCGCCTACCTGAGTGGCTCGCTTAACCCTGGCAATACTCCAGGCCTAGTTGGCCGGGTTTCCAGCGCAACCGAGGGCAGCGTGTCGGTTAGCGTTGATTTCCCGACTACTCCTGGTGCGGCCTGGTTCAGCATGTCGCAGTGGGGGAGTATGTACTGGCAAGCGGTGCTTCCGTATCGCAGCTTCCGGTATCGTCCTCGCGCTACGTGTATTCGCTGATGGCTACTCTTTCTGGTGGTGCCAACCTATCGAAAATCCTTGCCCAAATAGGCAGCGATGCAAAGGGGGGCCTGACAGTTGGTTTCCTTGAGGGCGCCACCTACCCGGACGGCACCTCCGTTGCTCAGGTAGCCTTCTGGAACGAATTTGGTCATGGTGGCAACTTTCCTGCGCCGCCTCGTCCATTCTTCCGCAAGATGATTGCCGATGAATCTGGTGGCTGGAGCGTCAAGCTTTCCAAGGCGCTCAAGCATTTCGATTACGATGCGGAGAAAGCTTTGCGAGTAATGGGCGAGGACATCAAGGGCGCGCTACAGGAAAGCATCAGCACCATTGAAGGCCCGGAACTCTCCCCTACTACGCTCATGCTCCGAAAAACCTTCGGTAACAATCCTGGCGATATCCGCCTGACTGATGTTCTAGAGGCTCAGAGGATGGTTGCTGAGGGCAAAGAAGGTGCGACCGGAACTCAGGCTAAACCTCTTGTCTGGACCGGACACATGCTGAATAGCGTCGATTATGAGGTGAAAACTCCATGAATCTCAGGGGCATCGCCAACGCCGCAATCCAAGTTGTCAACCCGAATATTTCGATTGTGGTCAGCGTTCCGAATGGATACACAATCGATCCGGACACACTGTTCCAGACTCCGGCATTCACCACTGTAACGGCTCCCGGTAACGTCCAGGCTCTCGATGGCGACGACCTGAAGCAGATTGCAGGCCTCAACATGCAAGGCCAGATCCGCGCCGTGTATCTGTATGGCGCAATTGCTGGGCTGGTCAAGCCAGACGCTCAGCCATCAGCCGTTCTGACATTCGCTCACGGAGGCCTATCCGGCGACTGGGGCGTATTCAAGGTGCTGGAGACCTGGCAGGACTGGTGCAAGGTGGCCGTTGTTTATCAGGTGCCTGCGCCATGACTATTAGCGCTGCAATCGTAGCTACTCAGCAATTCCTTCAGCCTTTGATGCCTGCTGGCACGAAGATCGTGCGCGGCCAGGCTAATGGCGTGCCTCAGCCTCTGCCGCCATCGATAGTTATTACCGAAGTCGGCAAGCCTCAATATACGACTACTCGCGCAAAACTGAATTCGATCACTGGGCAGATGACCTATCTACAACCTGTCCAGCTACGCCTGCAACTCGACTTCTATGGACTTGCCGCTGGTGAGATGTCGGGCATTGCAACCACCATGCTGCGCAGCTTATACGCTACCGAGAGCTTCCCTGATGGCGTCGAGCCACTCTACTGCACAGATGGATTCCAGGCTCCACTGACAACCGGTGAAAAGCAATATGAAGCCCGTTGGACCATGGACCTATTCGTGCAGTACAATGCCCCAGTAATCGTTGGTCAAGAATCGTTTATTCATGTTGGCGAGATCACTGTAGATCCTGTCGACATAACCATACCCGTGGAGTGAGACGCATGACACAGGCTATTCCAATTTCACAAGTCGTCACCGTCAACCCCTTGGTTGTGGGCGCAGGTGGCAACGCACTCTCGCTGAATGCGATCTTCCTAGATCAGAGCCTTACGGTTCCGGTGTCGTCGTTGCTTAGCTTTGCCAGCGTTGATGACGTGTCGACCTACTTCGGTAGCGGCAGTTCTCAGTCATTGCTGGCGAGCAACTATTTTCTGGGGTTCGATACCAGCACTAAAAAGCCTGACACCTTGTTCTTCGGCGGTTTCGCGGTAACTGCACGAGCTGCATGGCTTCGCGGCCAATCTCTGGCTGGCGTTACGCTGGCGCAGATCCAGGCTATCTCGGGCACTCTGATTGTTACCATTGACGGCGTTGTGAAGACCGCCGCCGCCCTCAACCTGAGCGCCGCGTCTAGCTTCACTAACGCTGCCGCCCTGATTACTACTGCTCTCGCCCTGACTGCTGGCGCCGCCTGCACGTGGGATACGACCAGTTCACGCTTCGTGATTACTTCTGGCACAAGCGGCGCGACTTCGACTATTACTCAGGCGACCGGCACCACTGCTGCGGCTCTTGGCTTGTCTGCCGGCATCCTGTCGCAAGGCGTGGATATCGACACTCCGTCGTCGGTAATGGATCGCGTGAAAACCCAGGAACAGAACTGGGCCACGTTCATGACGACCTGGGAGCCGAACCTTTCCAGCAAGAACAATTTTGCGATCTGGAACAACTCGCAGAATAACCGTTATGCCTACATTGCATGGGATAGCGATGCTGGCTACGCAACCCCGAACAATGCTGCGGTGTTCGGCGCCGTGGTCGACACCCTGAATTACGAAGGCACTGTGGTTGTGTATAACACTGCCGCCATCGCAGCTTTCGCTTGTGGCTATGCCGCCTCGATTGACTGGGCTGCCATCAATGGCCGCGCTACAGCTGCATTCAAGACCCAAAGCGGACTGGCTACTTCGGTCAACACCTTGTCGCTCGCCACCTCGGTGCTGTCGAACAACGCCAGTTACTACGGCCTATATCAGGCTCCAGGCGCAGGCAATATCTACAGCATCATGTATGACGGCCGCATGAACGGCTCCAAGTTCAAGTGGGTAGACACCTACCTGAATCAGATCCGCCTGAACTCTCAGCTCGCGCTGGCAATGTTCACCGGCCTGATGGCAGTCAACGCTGCTCCATACAACAGCGTAGGCGAGACATTCATCCGCTCTTGGTGCAAGGATCCCACTGATGAGGCCCTGAATAACGGCACCATCCGAATTGGCGTTCCGTTGAGCGCAACTCAGGATTCTACGATTGCCGCCCAGGTAGGCTTCAGCATCAAAACCCAGCTTGAAACCCAAGGCAGCTACTTGCAGATTCTTCCCGCCACGGCACAAGTTCGCGCTGCTCGTCAGTCGCCACCTTGCAAGCTCTGGTATTGTGACGGCGGAGCAATTCAAGTCATCGCCCTCGCCTCTATCGCGATCCTGTAAGGAGCTTACGAAATGGCCGAACGTACAATCACCAGTGCTGACAGCACATTCGTTATCAGCTCTGCGGACTTCGCGCTGGCGGCAACGATCATTGAGGGCTACGCAGCTGACGCTGCGTTCGCCATGGATAACGCTGACTCAGCTGAAACCTCGCTGGGTGTCGATGGCAAGCTGTCTGCTGGCTGGGTTCCTCGCAGCTACAACCAGACGATCACTTTGCAGCCGGACAGCCCAAGCCGTCCGATCTTTGACGGCATCGTCGCTGCTCAGGATGCTGGCCGCACGGTGTACCGCCTGAATGGCGTTATCACGCTTCCAGGCAACCAGTACAGTCACAGCCTTAGCCGTGGCGTGCTGAAGAACTACAGCGCCATGGCGAACGCCCAGAAGATCCTCCAGCCAGTCACCTTCGTGATTGAATGGGAAAAGGTTCTGCCGGTTCCGCTGGGCTGATTCACCACTTAAACGACAGGAGTATTTATGGCGCGTCGCACAAAAGTAGTAGTTATTGATGACCCGAAAAGCCGTGACCATGGAAAGCAATTCATGGTCACGGAAATGGATGCGGAGTCTGCCGAGTGGTGGGCTATCCGCGTTCTTCAAGGGTTACTGGGTAGCGATGCCGATATTGATATTTCAGCCCCGCTCTCTCAGCTGGCCAAATTCGCTTTCATCGGTCTGGCCAAGATGCCTGCCGCTCAACTCAAGCCGCTTATGGATGAGATGAAGCCGTGCATCAAGGTTTTGCTGCCTGACGGCAAGACGACTCGCGATATACTGGCCTCGGACATCGAAGAAATCTTTACCTGGCTGGAGCTGCGCAAGGAAGTGTTTGGGGTTCTTACCGGTTTTTTCGGGAGCGGCGAAGAGTAGATTGGCCGCTTAAAGCGCCAAGCAAGCATGCCGGGGATCTGATCGCTTACACGAACACCCCCGGCATTATTGCGACACTCGTATCAGCTGGGCTCGCCACCCTTCACGAACTTCAGACGGTCTACGGCCCGAATGATGCTTATCAGATGCTTGAAATCCATCTAATCGACCAGCACAACAGAGGCGTCATAAATGGCAACGGTAATTGACTCTCTCGTTGTAAAGCTTGGTCTTGACTCATCCGATTTCGAACGCGGCGAAAAGCAAGTTGCTGCGGGGCTGGACGATACCCGGAAAAGCACGGAGCGAGTAGGCAAAGATATTGCCGCAAACGGCAAGAAGGCTGCCGAGTTCTTCGGTCAGTTGCAAAGTGCCGCCCTGAAGTTCTTCGCTGTGCTGACTGTCGGCAGAGGCATGGCAGACTTCACGCGCACCATCGTTGGTGGTGGCGCTCAGCTTGATCGGATGGCTACCCGACTCAACACTAGCGCCGACACTCTGTCGCGCTGGCAGGGTGCGGTCAGGCAGTCTGGCGGCACTGGAGAAGGCCTGCTCAATACCCTGCAAGGCCTAAGCAATGAGATGACGCAGATCGCCATAACCGGCGAGTCATCGCTTATCCCGATGCTTGGTTTTCTCGGTGTATCGCTCAAGGACAGCAACGGAAAGGCCAAAACCGCTGTCGAGCTGCTGAAGGACATTGGCGAGGCTGCTAATGCCAAAATTCCAGGCGCTGCCAATCGCTTCAACATCCTGCAATCAATGGGGATTGATGAAGGCACGATCAACCTGCTGATGAAGGGTTCGGCTGAGCGTGATCGGTTGCTTTCATCTCAGAAAGGGTTCTCTGATGCTGATGCCAAGGCAGCCAGGGAAGCCCAAGAGAAGTGGGAAGGCGTCAAACTCCAGATTGAGCGGACCAGTCAGGCTATCGTAATAAAAATGCTGCCCGTGCTTGAGCGACTATCTCAGGCGATGTTGAGGTTTGCAGATGTGGCTGTCCCCGCGCTTATTCAGATAGGCAATGTACTCGGCGACCTCGACGATAAGACGCATGGCTGGTCTACAGCACTACTCGGAGTACTGGCAACTCTGCGCCTGATTGGTGGCGCAGGCGTATTGTCCGGCATCACTCGACTGGCCGGCAGCCTTGGAGGCGTCATTGCTGCTGCGTTGCTGCTCAAGGGTGACGAATCTGAAAGCACCGCAAAGGCCAAGGATCTGTCCGGGCAGGCCATGTCTGGTGACCGAGAGGCCGCCGTAAAACTTGCACGCACTCAGCTTGGGAATCAGTGGTGGCGCACGGCTTTCGGCGGCAAGGTTTCCGAGGAAGAAGTGCAGCAGCGCGCCGATTCCATTATGCGTGGCGAGCAAGGTGGGAGCGTTCCAGTACCGCAGGCCAATCCATCTGGTGCGCCGCGACCTGGCGCTAGCCGTGCAGAGCGCAACAACAACCCTGGAAACCTAGAATACCGTGGGCAAACCGGCGCCGTACCGGAGGAAGGATCGGGGCGCTTCGCTAAATTCGGCAGCGCCTCGGAAGGCGTGTCAGCTCTCGTCAAGCAATTACAGCGCTACGCCAGTCGAGGCATTGACAGCCTAGACAAGATCGTCGCCAAGTATGCGCCGCCGAACGAGAACGATACCAAGGCTTATATCGACGCGCTGTCGCAAAAACTCGGGGTAGCTCCGAGTGAAAAGCTTGATTTGACCAATCAAGATACCCTGTCGACTCTCGTCAAAGGCATCAGTCGTCACGAAGCTGGAAGCGACTTCCTGAGCAATCAGGACGTGCTCTCCGGAATTCAGCGTGCAGGCGTTGGCGGCAGCGGTCAGTCACCTGGCAACATCTCAATTGGTGAAGTAAAAGTGTACACTCAGGCGCAAGATGCGAATGGGATTGCCCGCGACATGCGAGGCGCGATCATCCGCCAAGCCGATACAGGGATTAGATAAATGGCCATTCCTGGCGTACCAAACCTGCTGCGAAATGCACCGAAGGCCATCGGCATCACGTTGCTAGGCAATCTCGCCTCGGCAGTATGGAACTTTCTGTTTCCAGGGCCGACATGGGGCGTGTTCAAGGTCGGAACTGCTGATCCGGCAATTGTCGTCAGCAGTGTTGTCGAGCAGGATATCTCTGCTGAATCGCGGGCCTCCGACTACATCATCCAATCTGGCAGCTTCACGAACTACAACAAGGTTCAGACGCCAAACATAATCACTATTCGCATGACCCGTGATGGCAATGAAGCGAGTCGGCAAGAATTTCTGCAATGGCTTGATACCAACATCGCCGCCACCAGCCTATTCGACGTTCTGTCACCAGAATTCCGCTATCCAAATGTGACGCTGGTCGGTTATCGCATGAGCCGCTCAGCAAGGTCTGGTGCCGCGATGATCGTGGCTGACTGCCTGTTCCAAGCGATTCGCGAAAGGCCTGGGATTTTTAGTTCGACCATCATCGCGGATCCTGGCAATCAACCGTCGACGCCAACCGTCAGGGTCTACCCTGCTCCACCAGATAAACCGCTGGATGTCGGAGGCCCAATCATATGGCAGTAACCATTGTTCCGCTGAAGGCCATCCCTTCGCAGTCGGTCAACGTGATCCTTGCTGGCCAACCATGTGGCATTGCCCTTCGTCAGATCGGTGGCAGGCAATATTTGAGCCTGAGCCTGAATGGCACAGCCATCTGCCAGAACATCCTTGTGGTCAATCGATCCGCCATCGTGCGCGCCGCGTATACTGGGTTCGTTGGCGATCTTGCCGCTGTTGATACTCAAGGGGATGAAGCCCCTGAATACACTGGATGGGGAACGAGATGGGTTCTAGCTTTCAACGACGCAATCTGAGGTTTACGTTTCAGCTAGCCACCGGCACTTTCATCAAGGAAGGCAGCCCGGATAACCTAGTCGTTGATGGGTTCCGTGCGCAGGTTGAGATCGATGCGCCTGGCGGATACGAGTTCGCTACCTGCCGAGTCAATATCTTTGGCCTTGAGCGCTTCGTCATGGAGCGCCTGACCGTCATCAACTATCAGAACCTCGATTACATGCGCAACAGCATCCAGATCGAAGCGACTGATGATGAGGGGCAATTCTCATCGATCTTCCTGGGCGAGATCTATATTGCTCAGGCTGATTATACTGGCGCGCCAGATGTAGCCTTTGTGATTGAGGCTCGAGCAGGTCTGATCGGATCGCTGGCCCCATCTCCATCGGCATCATATCCGGGACCGCAAAAGGTCAGCATCATCATGGAGCGACTGGCCACAGAGCTTCAGGTTCGCCTTGAGAACAACGGAGTCGATTCCACCGTGACCGATATGTCAATGGTTGGGAGTCCGCTTCACAAAGTGCAGACTCTCGCCGAGGCGGCCAGGATTCAATATTGGTATCTGCCGGAAGAAGGCGTGCTAGCTATTGCGCCCAGAGGAACAGCTAGACAGAGCGAGCCAGTCCTTTACGACTACACCAACGGCGTAGTTGGCTGGCCATCCAAAGTGCATAACGGCATCATTTTCACCGCCCTGTTCAATCCGTCTGCATTTCATGGCTGCAAGATCATGATGGAGTCCGAAGTTTCCTCGTGTAATGGCGAGTGGTACATTATCAGCATGTCCCATCGACTTGATTCTGAAACACCTGGCGGCGCATGGTTCACTCACTTCACCGCAACGCCTGAAGGCACATTCCTCGGAGGCCAGTAATGCCTGTTGATATCGGCCAATATTACGGTCAGACCGAACCGACAACCGGCAGTGGTGACTGGAATTCTCGTCGCTTCGAAATCAACCAGCAGATAATGAACTTGAACACGAATATCCCCGTTCAGGTGCTGCGAGTTAATGGCGTCGGCGTGGATCCGGTTGGTTTCGTTGATGTTCTGGTGCTGGTCAGCCAAGTGACCGGCGACGACATGACAGTGGACAACCTTGAGATTCCCAATGTCCCATACATGCGCCTGCAGGGCGGCGCCAACGCTGTGATCATCGATCCAGAAGTGGGCGACATCGGCATAGGCAGCTTTTGCAGTCGAGACATCAGCGCCGTGAAGAATGCGAGAAAGGCCGCGCCACCTGGCAGTCGCAGAGCCTACAACTTCAGTGATTGCATGTACTCGGGAGGTTTCCTGAATGCGGCGCCAACCCAATACATCCAGTTCACTGCTGGAGGAATTTTGGTACATAGTCCGACGAAGGTTAGGGCTGAGGCCCCGACCGTCCAGATCGACGGCACAGCGGTGCAGGTCGGCGATGTAGAAAGCACGCTACGCAAGCTCATTGATGAGCGCCTGATAGCATTGTTCAATGCTCACGTACACGCATCGGCTGGCGCTGGAGTTCCGACAGTCCCTCTAACCCTGGCGACCGTAGCCACAACCATCACGCAGGCAAACTGATGTCGACTCTCTACCTTGATCCTGTCGCCTGGGACTTGACGCTTGATGCATCGCATAGCATCGCGTTAGCTCTGCCGCCATATGAGCAGGCTCAGTCAGTGGCTAATGCCTGCCGTCTCTGGAAAGGTGAGGCGCCATACAACACTGATCGCGGCATCCCTTATGAAACCAGCGTGCTTGGCCAGCAACCGCCAGCTCGTGTTCTGGCCGGCTGGTATGAAGGAGAGGCTTTGTCCGTGTCAAAGATCTCGACAGCCAATGCGGTGTTACAATATTCAGATCGCGCCCTGACCGGCCAAATCCAATGCACGCTTGACGACGGAACCGTGATCAATGTCTAACGTACCCGCCATTCAGATCACGCCAACTGGCGTCGTAACTCCTGACTCCGTGACGATCAGGGCTGGCGTACTTGCCGATGAGAACCTCGCATTTGGCGGCGAGCTGGACATTGTCACGCCGTCTACTCCACAGGCATATCTGGCTGATCAGCTAACCGACAATATCAGCGGAGCGAATGCTGGAATTGCCTATTTTGTTTCGCAGGTAGATCCAGCGACATCAGAAGGCCGCATTCAGGAGGCTATCGGGCGCATCTATTTCATGGATCGCA